CTTTTCACTCGACTCAACTCAAAATCTAAGAGTAGACCCCCAAAAAGTATGGGTTCGAGACAAATCCGACTCGTTCAATCACACGTTCTAGTCCTCTATTCTTCGACTCTAAGAGTCACACTCACAGGACGTTAAAGATATTCTTCAAAATTTGGTTTCGAACGACCACAAAAAAGAACTAAAAATTTTACTCGAAAAACAAAGTAATGCTTTAGTAGAGTTTGGCCTTAAAACTCTTTCGTACCATGATGGACGCGTTGTGGTCCTCTCAGAACCAGGACTGCATCAACTAGTTAATGGTTCTCGAAAGGATAAAAATAAGAAAAAAATCTTAGAAGCCGTAAATAGGTTCATTTATACCACAAAGTATGAAAACAACTCTGGACTCATCGATATTTTCACCTTCATCGCAAAGGAGAAGTTAGCCTTAGATTTAACATCAGATTGGTTCCAAGATTTATGGTATCCGCTCTCCAAAGTTAACCCCCCCCAGGGGGGTTGGAAGGGTTGAAAATCGACCTATAATTTTAACTCAAAATTTATTAGAATGGATGGGTTACAAAGGTCGAGATATAGCAGACAGACAAGATCGGTTCAATAAACTATCACAAAAATTCTCTAGTTTTTACAAAGTAATAAATGACAAGTACAAATTCAGCCAAAGGTCTACTTATACTCGAAGAGGAAGATTTTGAGTTGGTAGACACCGGTAAAGTGACACATTTAACTCATACAATAGAAGGAAAATTTAGCATAGTTATGTTTTATACGGACGAATGTGATCAATGTCGCATTGTAAAACCTATACTATTGAGTTTGGTGGGTAATTCGACTATTCAAGTGTGTATGGTTAACGTGTACGACCAAGATTCCACAAATATTATACAACTATCCCAAAAGACGACTACACCACTCCAACATGTGCCATTTATCGTATTTTATGTGAACGGTATACCGTTCAAACGGTTTGATGGTAGCTACACCCTTTCGGATTTTCAAACTTTTGTTAAGAATGTAATGGTCGAAGCATCCAAAATAAAAGATACTAATGAAATAGGAGAGATTCCACCTTATACTATCGGTAAACCAAATTCTTCCAAAGTATGCTACTTAACCTACCAAAAAGCATACTAAAGGTTTTTAATGACTTTTAGTCATTAAAAATAAAATATTTTGGGAAAAAAAAGAATATAAATGGCTACCAAACAATCTACTATTGTCGTCGTCACCGACGACAACAAAGAATATACCATTCGAGTCTGTGGGACTGCTTCAGACCCCTACTTTTTCGGAAAAGACGTATGTGATTATGGATATAAAGGACGTTAAAGATATTCTTCAAAATTTGGTTTCGAACGACCACAAAAAAGAACTAAAAATTTTACTCGAAGAACAAAGTAATGCTTTAGTTCCACCTTCTTGGTTGGATGGTTACAAACCCCCCATCTTCTTAGGAGAGTTTGGCCTTAAAACTCTTTTGTACCATGATGGGCGCGTTGTGGTCCTTTCAGAACCAGGACTGCATCAACTAGTTAATGGTTCTCGAAAGGATAAAAATAAGAAAAAAATCTTAGAAGCCGTAAATAGGTTCATTTATACCACAAAGTATGAAAACAACTCTGGACTCATCGATATTTTCACCTTCATCGCAAAGGAGAAGTTGGCCTTAGATTTAACATCAGATTGGTTCCAAGATTTATGGTATCCGCTCTCCAAAGTTCAGCCCCCCTCGGGGGGCTGAAAAAGGTTGAAAATCGACCTATAATTTTAACTCAAAATTTATTAGAATGGATGGGTTACAAAGGTCGAGATATAGCAGACAGACAAGATCATTTTCTCTGAATTGTAGACTCTGGTAAGTTATAAAAATGAAAAATTTTTTTCAAAAAACTATTAAATAAAATGTTGTCAACAGTCTTTAAAGAGCTGTACGATCTAGGTGTTTTGATCTTCTTGGACACCGATAACTATGTTATTAATAATGCTGTTATTGACGTGGAATGCTTCGCCAATAGAAAAAAGTTCCTAGGAATGTATACCTACCCAATAAAGGTTGGATGGGTCTTTGTATATACAAAGAGTTTTGACGATGTCATCTCAACCATCAAAGAAGATACTTGCTATCTGATTGAATTTGGCTTTAACTCTGACACGGAAAAAAAAGCATTGGAAGTAGGGAGACTTTTAACCAATTCTTTAATAAAAAATAAATTTATGGCTCAATGGACCGAAAAAGCTGTTAAAGAACACAAGGTCTCAACAGTCATTACTTCTGAAGATTTACCTGAAAATGTTCAAGAATTAATTGAAGAATACGAGATTGAAACAACCATATAAAGCAATTAGTTTTTAATGGCTAAACAGCCCTTAAAAAATTCAATCTGGCACCCTTATCGAAAGTAGGCCAACCCAATCAACAAAAAATTTTTAAAAAAAATGCAGATAAAAAAACCAGTTGTTCCTACAAGTTTAGTCAGAAAAATGAATAATTTTTAAAGGTTAAATCAATCAACAGTATTATATCTAATTAATTTAGGTCAATTAAACTTGAAATATAAAATTTAAATAATAAATATACTTTACAAAAATGGGAATTAAATACTTTTTTAAATGGTTTCGAGACTCTTTTCCAAACACTGTTACTAAATATGGAGAATCTCAACCATTAGAAAACCAATATCCTTATTTATTATTGTTAGATCTTAATGGTATTATACATACTTCGTGTCAAAAAATTTATAAATATGGTTCGTTCGAACCAAAAAATCTGCTTAAAAAATCTCCTCCTATATTCAGCGGAGAAAAAGACCTATCGGTATTTGAAGATGTTTTAAACAGTATTAATAACCTTGTAAACTTGACGAATCCCAAAGAAATTGTGTTGTGTATAGATGGCATAGCTCCAGTTTCAAAACAGATACAACAACGTCAACGTAGGTTTCTTTCAAAGAAAACTAATGGTGGCTTTGACTCTAACTGTATATCCCCGGGAACCGATTTTCTATATAAGCTAGGACTCTACCTCAAATCCCAGTTAGAAATTAAATTAGAAAGTGTATGGTTAAATGTTACTACTATTTATTTTATGGATTCTTTAGTACCAGGAGAAGGTGAACATAAATTATATGATTTTTTAAGGTCTAACAAGACCAGAATTATAAGAAAAAAATTTAATATTGTTATTATTGGAAACGATGCCGACTTGATCATGTTATCTTTGCTTGTTTCCACCTTATTTTTAAAAGAAAATTTAATATATATTATAAGGGAAGATTTATACTCTAAAAAATCTGATTATTTAATGGTTGACATCAACTTATTTAAAAAAAAAATATTTGATTTTGCAAAGGCCAAACCAAACTTTAAACCTTACGATTTTGATCGTGTGGTTTGTGATTTCGTAATTTTATGTTTTTTGGTTGGAAACGACTTTCTACCTCAGCTGCCGTTCTTTAATATTTATGATGGTGGATTAGACCTTGTTATGAAGTATTATTTTACAAATCCGGGATGTATAACCTTTAAATCTTCAGAATGGCGTTCTTCTTCCTCTACAACAACAGATTCGGAGCTTAAAAGCACTATAAAAATTAATTTTCAAAACCTAAAGGTATATTTCGAGCATATAATAAAAAATGTTGGCACACAAGCCATTCAACACTATAAAACTCGAGAATATGGTTTTCCAAATATATTGCTTGACACTATCCTTAAAAAAGAAGGTTGTTTAAATATGGCTTTTAACCATTATTTAAAGTCGTATTCTTTACATCATAAAATTAATAATTATTTGGTCAAATGTTACCTTAGAGAAATTGATTGGGTTTTCAAGTATTATGCTTATGGAGGCTCCACAGTTGATTGGACAGTGTACTACCCGAGTCAGTTTGCTCCAACTCCCATAGATATTTTAAGGTGTTTAAAGCATAACAAATTGCAATTAAAGAATGATGAATTTAAACCATTTACTCATGTTGATCCTTTTTTTCAATTGTTGTGTATTCTACCTCCACATAGTGCTGATCTTTTACCAAAACCCCTCGATAAAGTATTGTTGGAGGATTTGGTTGAATTCCACCCTAAAGAAATTATAATAGATTATCAGGGAAAATTAAACGAATGGGAAGGTATACCTATACTACCACCACTAGATTACGCTAAAATTTGGGCAATTTACAAGCTTAAAGTTGACCAAATTTCTAAAGAAGATGAAAAACGCAATCACGAATCAAAACAACTAATGATTTCTGTTTCACAGTCCGATATATGAAAAAATTTTATTAATGGCGGTTGAAACTTTATTGGAATTAGTTGTATAATAAATGGACTATACAACCGCAATTGAAAACTTTGTACGCTATAGCGTACGTTACCAAGTACTATTGGCACAACATGTGGCAAATATCTGTAATACAAAAGTGTATATCTTTGATATTAATGGTTTCTTCGATCACTCCGAAGATACCAAAGTAGAGGTTATAGATGGTGTTAGAACAATTTCAAAACAAGGGAATAGGGCAGTTTTAAGCGTAGCGGTGAAAGAATCTTTTCAAAGTAACAAGGAATTATTTTTAAAATTTGTGGATGAAAACGTAGCACTAACAGATAAGTTAGGTTTATATGTAATTGCACCATTAAAAGTAGAGGTAGAAAAAGCACCTTTAAAAGTAGAAAAAGTAGAGGTAAATGATAAAATGGTGGAGGAATTTAACCTAAAAAATAACGATAATTTAGATGATATAAAGGAGGCGGTGGAGAAACTAGAAAAATTTTTATAATTATTTATATTTTTAATGGTTATAAAATACCATTAACAACAAAAGTCAGAAAAATGAATAATTTTCTAGAAAATAAAGAGAAAACAACCACTTCTTCTTCTATCGTGTTCCGGCGCCGAGAGGCTTTGTGGAAAATTAAAACAACCACTATAATGGATTATTTAATGAAGAAGGTGTTTTTAACTTTAAATAGGGAAATATTTCCCTATTTAAGCTTTGAGGATCACATCAGACTAGCCCAAACGTACAAGGACGAGTACATCCATATTTTATTGTCAAAATTAAACTATACCCCACAAGTTAAAAAATGGTATACAATGACCACGGATTATGATCTTTTATTAAAAACGGTACTTGAACACCTAAATGTAAACCAGTTAAAATCTACAACTCTAAATGCTCTTCATAGGGGCTTTTGGAACCATATTTCTCTAAACTGTAGACTAAAGGAGAAATTTGTATACAAGTGGAGTCACAAGATAAATATGCTTAGATTGAAGCTTAATAAAAATTGTAGAGACTACAGCGCCGAAGGTTGTTTGCTACCACGAAAATTTTCAGAAAAGTTTTATGGTGTCTTCCCCGGAATGAAAGAGTACCAACCGTGCGAGTATTGTTTTGAGGATACATCATACCATTCCAAACCTGTTTTTTACGAATACGAAGGATATTGGGTGTGTGAAGAGTGCGACGAAGAAGGTTCGTTGTTTGGCTTTGACGGCAGGGATTTTGGTCCATCTTTTGGGGATAGTGGGGGATATTTTGGAGATTATTGGCCGGAAGATCGACACTGGTCGGATGATGATAGCGACTAACCACCTTACCTTTCAGACCCGTGGGACCGAAATGAATTAGAGTGACAAATTTTTAATGGTTTTAAAAACCATTAAAAATTATATTTTAGCATTGTCTCGTCCAAGACACTGCGGGCAAATATCCCATACCATAACACACAACGGGCACATTGGACTTTGTTTACAACAACTACATTGGCTAAATTCACTCTGAAAACAAGAATGACAATAAATTTTTGTACACAACAATCCACGACACATTTGAGCACCAAACCAAGTTACTGATTTATGACACTTTTCACACTTTGAAATCATATTTATTATATCTCTTACGAACGTCGAAGGCAGAGAATAAATTGATATTTTTCCTGCAAAAAATTTAGAAAATAAAATAATGGATAGTGTGTACGATAAATTGAAAATTTTGAAACAACGAGCTGATGATGCGTATTTCAACTCGGGTAGTCCGATTATGAAAGATTGCGAGTATGATGCTTTGTGTCAGCGTCTAGAATCAAATCTAAAAATTGAAGAAATAGGGTGTTTACCACCACAATCCGAGGGAAGAATAAAGCTACCCGTTCATCTGGGTAGTTTAACCAAGTTTAACGACGATCACAAACTTCAAAATTTTTTGGTTAAATTTAATCATTGTAATGAATTTGTTGTGCAAGAAAAATTGGATGGTGTAAGTTGTCTTTATCACAACGATAATAATGAAATAAAATTATACACTCGCGGTAATGGTTCAATAGGAACACTTGTTACTCATTTGATTGATTGTGGTTTAAAGTTACCAAAAATAAATGAAAATGTTATAGTTAGAGGAGAGTTAATTCTCAAAAAGCGGATATTTGAAGAGAAGTATTCCAAACTTTTCAAAAACGCTAGAAATATGGTTAGTGGTCAGCTTTCAAAAAAAATACCACAATACGTTTTAGATATGGATTTTGTGGCGTACGAAGTCATTAATCCCAAGACAAAACATCAAAAATCTTTAAGTGAACAGTACCTTTTTTTGCAAAAACATGGTTTTAAAGTGGTTTATAACCGTATAATTAAAAGAAAAAATATTAATCAAAAAACTTTAATGGATTATTTGAACCGTAGAAAAGATAAAAGTTTATATCAAATGGATGGTTTGGTTATAACATTAAATGAAAAATATATTCGTAACAAAGACGGTAACCCCAAGTATTCATTTGCCTTCAAAATACAAGGAGAGACAGCTGAGGTTGAAGTAACCACGGTTAAATGGAATTTGTCTAAATCTGGTAAATATAAACCACAAATTTTTATTAAACCCGTTTATTTATCAGGTGTGACTATTTCGAGCCTAACAGGTTTTAACGCGAAATATATCATTGAAAATGGAATAACAACAAGCACAAAACTACTTATAACCCGTAGTGGAGATGTTATACCACACATTATAGCTGTTTTGGAAAAAGGTCATCACCGCCCTGAGTTGCCGAAAAATAGTGTTTTAAAGTCGGTGGATTTGTACCATATTTCACCGGAAATATCCGATGAGGTTACCATTAAACAAATGGTTCATTTCTTCTCATCTCTTAAGTGCCTCAACTGTAAGGATAAAACAATAATAAAAATTTATAACGCTGGATTTAAGACTATTGAAAGCATTGTTTCGGCGTCTTCTTCAGATTTATCAAATATCGATGGAATAGGGTGTGTTTTAGCCAAAAAAATAACTTCTTCTATAAATGAAAAAATTAAGGATTCAACTACCCACGAATTATTGGCTGCACTAAATGCTTTCGGGGAAGGTATAGGTTTGAAAAAAATTGGAGGTATCGATATTTTAAAACCGGAAACAATAGTACCAGGGTTAAGTGAAACCACCATAAAAGAAAAAATTTTACCAGTATGGGATATAAGCTTAAATCGAGTTAAAAATCTAAAAATGCTAGTCGGTGGTAACATAAACCTTGTAACTAGAAACGATGATTTTTCAGGATACTTCCCTCTTAAAAATCAAATATTTGTATTTACAGGGTTTAGAGATACCACATTAGAGAAAAAGATTATTGAATTTGGGGGTAAGGTTGGTACCAGCATAACAAAAAAAACTACATATCTAGTGATGAATTCAACCACTATTCAAAAATCCACTAAAACAATAAAATCAGAGTCCTTAGGGATCAAAATAATCTTAAAAAGTGAAATGATTGATTTGTTGGATAAAGCAGCCACAAATAGTCCAGAAAAAATTGAGGTTGATTACGACCATTACTCTTCGTCAGATGAAGAATAAAAACGTGTGTTTTTTATGGTATTTAAATACCATAAAAAACTACAAGTCTGGATTTGTCTCGAACTACTAAGTCACTCTTAGATGTTGAGTTGAGTTGAGTAAAATTCTATATAAATAAATTGATTTGTTTGACCTTAAAAATAAATTTTTTAAAAGTTAAGATGATATCAATCAAAATAAACAATGTTAAAGAAATGATGGTTCAAAGAGGTTTTGAAGCCATTAAAGAATATCAAGATTATTTTTTAGGTGAAAACACCACAAAAGAGTATTTGTATATAAAAATATTTAATGGTAAATTAGAACTTAACACTGTTAGAAAGTTTTTGTGTGTAAATTTTACTTTTGAAGGTGGAAATATACTATTAAAAAATTCGTTAGGCAAAGTAATAGTTCAATTGGTCATTATTTGCACTAGTTTTCAAAATTCTCATGTTAAAGAATTTATGGATATTTCAAACCATATTCAACTAATAAGAAGTGATTTTTTTAATATTAATATAACAAAGAAGGCTCCGTTACACCAGAAAGCACCTTCGAATCTAATACGAAACAAAAAGGAGCTACCAGCCATAAAAATAACAGATCCAAACTGTGTATTTTACAACTTTCAAAAAGGGGATGTGATTAGAGTTGTAAGGTCGGATGGGGACATTTGTTACAGACTTGTCAAATAAGAATTTTTAATGGTTATAAAAACCATTAAAAATATTAGAATTTAATAAAAAACACTAGCTGCGGATTTTTTAGATTGTTTGCGGTTATACCACCACATTAGAACCATAAAGATAACCGCAATAATTAAGGCGTACAAGAACCACATTTTATACTTGTCAAACCATGACTTGATATCGGCCATATTGAAATCTTCTCTGGTTAGCGGATGATATCCAATTCCTCCAGGGTGGATAGCATTAGAGTACATTCCGGTTCCTTCCGGAGAGTATTCGACAACATTGCCGTACTGATCTCTGTAATACATATTTATTAACTGGTAAATTATCATATTTTTAACTACCCCCATTTCTCTTCTTCTGTTAATTATTGGTCGATAAGAACCTTAAAATCTATCTTTCGATAGTGGTACACTTACACCCTTCAAATGTTATAATGTCATCTTCTTCAAATGTTTTCATAAGGTTGATTTCACCATCTCTAAACACTGTTAATTTAGTATGGCTAAAATATCTTGGAGTAAGCTTAGAACCGTGAAAATTTTGCATAGGACCAAGATATGGTTCTATTTCAGTTGTAACATCGCATCCGTTTTCGTCTTTAAAAATAATGAGGTCGTTGGATCTTTCTTTTTCTTTAAATAAATAAATATATTTTTTTGGGGTTTGTGTACCATTACAATCATAATATATTAAAGACGAGGATCCATCCTCTCTTTGAAGCCTGAGTCTGTCGTCTTTATCTAAAGAAGAGCTAACAAGTTCGTTTAACCAGTTCAAAGGTGTTTGAAACCATTTAGAATATAATTTATTGATGTGGTACCTCGTAACCATACCAATTAAAAATACGAGTTGTGGTTGTGTCTCAGCCATTAAATAATAAAAACACCCGACCGCTGTGGAAACACACACGTTCCAGAGTAAACTATTTAGTTTTAAAAAGAAGGCGCAAAACACCACCATTAACATAACAGTTTTAACAATTTGTAGCTTAAAATGTTGGTTAAACTGGTATTGTGGTAAAATACCCATATTTTGTTTGCTATAGTCTGTTGTAGAAGTCATTTATTTAAGAATTTTTTTATAAAAAATCGCGACCCCGCCAGGTCGCGATTTTTTATAAAAATATAAGGAGTAGATAAATGAGCACCAAACAATCTACTATCACTGTCGTCACCGACGACAACAAAGAATACACTATCCGAGTTTGCGGAACGGCTTCGGATCCCTACTTTTTTCGGGAAAGACGTATATGAGATTATGGATATCAAGGACATTAAAGATAGTCTTCAAAATTTGGTTTCAGAAGACCACAAAAAAGAGTTAAAAAATTTACTTAAAGAACAGAATAATGCTATAGTTCCAATCGACCATAACAAACGAAAAATTTGGGAAGTTGTCAAGACGCTCGGATCAACACTTTCAAATATTGATTCTAAATTTTTCCAAAAAATTTTAAAGGAATTCAAATAGTGGATTTTTAATGGTTTAAACAACCTTAAATTCTCAAATAGTGGATTAATCCACTATTTTGGTTTAATGGTTTAAAAGACCATTAAATTGAAATTTTAACATTTTCCGAAGGGTATAACCCAGGGAAATTTCAAAATCCCCTTTATTTATTTGAAAAAGTGCCACTGAAAGAGTTAATAAATGAAAGTGTCAATGTTTCTTATACTATTACTAGTTGTTTACACAATGGCTCAAAATCCGGTTGATTGTAGCCAAAAGTGTAAAAATAAGTTTGGGGGTTTAGTTGGTGGAAGAGCGGCTACATTTGACGACAAAAGTTTATATGGTTATTCTAACCAAAACTGTAAATGCACATGTGTTTTTCCACCATCAGATGAAAAGAACCATTCCGGTTGTACAAAGAAATGTGCTTCAGACCCACCATCATACTGCTATTACATTAGAGTTTTGGGTTGTATTAAGAATAAAGGTGTTCTTTGTCATAATAAGAGCTATAATAAATGAAATTGTTTACGTTCTCCAAAATATAATTGCCAACTTTCTAATGGTTCATGGAACTGTCAATTTGTTGGAAACTTTGCGGCAACACACGATGCCGGTAATGGTCACTACTTTCCTAATTTAGATTATTAAAAGTTTATGTTTTTAATGCTTAATAAAAGCATTAAAAACTTTTTTATTTAGAATCCCAAGTCAGGGTCCTCTCCAAAGTATTTTTTAATCATAACCGCCATATTATCTTCTGCTTTGTCTATACCACATTCTTCACATGTTTTCTTGTAATGTTCCAGGTATTCTTCTTTCAGGTTAGGGTGCTCTTGGTCCATATCTGAAATCTGCTGTCTAGATCTTAGGACAATGTTCTTCGTTTCCTCAAGCTTCTCTTGATGCTGAGTGTACAAGTACGCCGCCGTCGCTCTTTTTTGGTTGAGTTCAAGGTAAATTTGTAAAGGTTCTTTTTCGTTTGGATCTTTGGTTACATCCTCCTTTAAATATTCGATCTTCTTTTTAATCTCTTCAATCTTATGTTTCTCTTTTGTAGTCTGCTCTTTGATTAAATTTACATACTTTAGATTTTCGTCGCTTTCGCGGTCCGGATGGTCAACTTCAACCACGTTATTTCTGTCCAAAACTCTAGATTGTAATGGTGTAGGAGAACCCACATCACATACAAAAATTTGATTGGCCGATTGATACTGAATTAGTTCTTTGGACTTTTCCTCGGCTTCTTCCAGACGGTTAAAGGTTCCTCGAACCTTTATAAAACCATAAATACCGTCTTCATCAGGGTTTGAACCGTTTGTTGGATTAAATGAAAACAATGCATATTTTTGACCAGAAACCTCTGGGTCTATATATTTTCTATCTGCTTTGATATACTTGTCAACATAAAGGTCTTCAAAAGCATGAACAAGTTCATCGTCTGTCAAAGGTTTACTTTTACTTGATTTCCAAACTTCATGTTTTAACAAGTACGTTAAGAGAATCGACATGGCTTCTTTAACCTTTAAATCATCAACACTTTTCATATCGGTTTTGCCTTGTGATTTAAGGTGGTTCAGGATCTCTTGAACATGATGCTTAACCAGCCCATTCAAGTCTCTTGGGGAAGTCAATGAACTGTAGACCATTTTTCCTTGTTGTTTAATGATTTCATCGCACCATTCTTTGGCGCTAATAGATTTGTTTAATAAGGTATCCATACTTCTTTATTAGTTATATTTTTCTTTATAAATCGTAAAGATTTTGTTTTTTAATGGTTCATGAACCATTAAAAATAGAGATTTCAAAACATATAATTGTGGTTTAATTTAACTTAAATATTCCTATAAGAAAGTGTTAAAACGGAATTTGGATAATCTCCTTCGGAAATAAAATATAATGGTTGATTCGCACCAATTGTAATTGGTTTTGGATAAAACAAGGTTGTTATAAGTATTCCAGGGGCGTGTTTAAGAATATGCTCCTTTTCCGTCTTTACGATTAAATTGGACGTTATTGGATCTTGAAAGGTTAGTTTAACCTCCATATCGGGTGATGCTTTAGCTTTGCTGTATTTACACAGCAAAGTAATGGACAAAACCTGTACCGAAGTGGGAAATACCAAAGATGGGAAAAAATAGGTTGTTATTTTTTTACCTTTTTCATCGTCTGCCACAACACCGGTAGAGCGAAGATGAAGAATCTCATCTCTTTTACTTAGATCTTCTACACGAAACATTTATTATATATATCTTTTTAAGTCAAATTATTGGGAAGATTTGGAGTGTAAATCTTGTATTATTAATTTTTTCTTCAGATCTTTCAGTAAATAAATGGCAACTTCTTCAGTAAACTTTAGTATACCCAGTGCATCAACAGTGTTTGGACACGACGATTCGGGTAAATATCCGAAACTATTGACAGATTCTACAAATTTCAGAATTAAAAAAATTATGGACGACGAGAAGCTTCTTCAAGACGAAATTAAAAACCGCAATGGAATGTGCAAAAAGTATGGGCGTCTTTCAACCGTAACCGACGGTTTAGAATACTCTTTAATTTTGGCAGATATTATTGTTGGTGTTGTAGCGGCTTCTATACCAGGAGTCGGAAATATGATATCATCAGCCACATTTTCTGGTGTAGGTTCAATTTCTGGTTTAGCAAAGCTTGTACAAAGTAAATTGAACGAGAAGAAAATGAAGCATTACAGACTCTCGGTTATCGCCTCGACTACTTTGAACAATTTACACCGTAAAATCAAAAAAGCTACAATTGACGGTGACATTAGCCACGAAGAATTTGAAGATATTCAAAATACAATCAATGAATGGAAAAAAGGTCCCGTATCATCTACAGAACAACCTGCTCTAAACCAGGAGACAATTAACCTTTTAAACAAACAAGCAGCCGAAAAGGCACAAAAGGAAATTTTGGAACAACTCAAGCAGTTGAATATGAAAAAATAAATTTTAAAATTTTTATGATACATTGTATCATAAAAATTTATTCAAAAAATAATGGTTTAAATATCTATTATAAATTTTATTATACTTTTAATATCTAGAATAAGAAATGGAATGGTTAAATAAGCCTTATTTTTAAAACAACCAGCCAACACGACAAAAAGTGGTAGTGTGAGTGGTGCTACTAACCCTAAGAGACACGTTGATGATATAAGTATACCTTTAAAAAGTTTCTTTTTTAAAAACATGATGATTTATTCCCTAAACTTATTTATAAATATTATTTCAATTTACTTGGTTGTTTTCAACTTTAATTTATTTCTTACAGGACGATCAGTTAATGTAACCTGACTTATACCATTAATAATTTCTTTTGTTGCCGTATCAATGTTTTTTACTCCGGCACTTTCAAGGATCTTTTGAACCTTCTTCTCTTTTTCTTTTTTGCTAATATTTTTCTTAATATTGGTTTCTTCGACCATTAATGTTATATGTTTATAGTTGTGCTTGAAAATAACCCCGTCTTGGTTATGATTTTTAAGATAAGAAATAATATGGTTCCGAGTGGTTTCTTCAGCCTTTTTTAATTCCTTGATTTGATCTCTATAGTACATTAAACGCTTACATTGATCTTCTAAAGTCATTTATTATAAATTTTATTTAGTGGTTGCATTAACTCTTAAAGTTCATACTTTTTCAGAAAGAGATTGGCGTTAATGCTTATTTGAAGCATTCTTCTTCTATCGTGTCTGGCCTTTGAAGCATTAAAAATATTTAAATTGAATACGAGTACTTCCATCCAAGAGTTGTAAACAGCTCTTTACATATGGTGTGATGGAACCTTTTTCTTTCCGATGTTTTTAACGTTAAGAAATCCATTTCGTGACATAGATGCCCATGTCTCTTTAAAAGTTGATAAAGGACAAACTGAGCATTAATAAAATTTTTTCTTTTTGATGCCTTTTCACCATCAACCACTGTGTATACATTGTCATAGGTTTCTGTAAGCTTATCAAAGTCTTCCAATAAGGCGTCTTCCAAATATTCTATATTGTCGCATGGTTGTCCTGTCAAAGCATGGTGGATCAGAACAATATCGTCGTAATATTTTTTAACGTCTTTTGAATCCAATTCCTTTAAAATATCTAAAATTGTGGCTCTAGTAACCTTTTCATAACGCTTTTCTTTTTTAAGGCTATCATCAACACTAATGATTTTCTTTTCAATCAATTTAACTTCTACTATGGTGTAAATTTCTTCTGGGATGTTTGTTTTCTGCTTGCCCTGGTATTGGATAATACAGTCCCTAAAGTGTACCTTTCTATTGTAAGTGTACTTGCTGGCCATATTGACCCTACCCACGTCTGAGAACGATGACGTGTTTGATATGAGCGATTGCTCTGTTGAACACACAGCACACACGGCTCTATCGTCATCTTTAATAAACTCTGTTTTGTTTCCACACGCGCACGGTGGAGGACTAGTTTTGATTGAGTTGTTTGTAGACCTTATCATGAATTCAAAATTTTTAAGGATTGTATACTCCTTTAATTTTTGAATAAATTCTTTTTTGACTTCATCTTTTTTGGCCGAGTGTTCCTTTAAATTTTTTCTATTTGAATTAAAGAATGGTATAACCATTGTTTGTTTATTCAAAGAATTATATTTTTCTATGATAGGTGCAACGTCTATAATAAAATACTTGAGATTTTCAAATTCCCGAATTTTAATGGTTAATTCTTCTCTTAAACAGGTAAGTCTATAAATTATACGATGCCGAAGGTTAAAATTACCATTTAATAACAAATTTACCTTTTTCAAGGTCTTTTCAAATCTTTCCAGATTAATGGTTTCTTCGATTATGAAACTTTGAATCTTTGAATTGAGCTCCAAGATATCCATATTTATCGTCATCCTTTATTATATACCAAATTTGTTTTATATTCAAATTTCAACGTAGTTGTGGTCCTTTTAAATCTTAAATCATAATAAAAATATTCTTATAAAGGGAGAAAAACAATCTAATTTGATCGTTCACGAAATTGAAACGAAAATTTAAAATAAATAAAAAAGATATAGTATGGAACACCTCAACCTTGAAAAAATAAAAAAAAGAATAATAGTGGGTCGGTACGAAAAAAGAACAATTGCCAAATTTAAGGTGAATTCTTCCACACTCAATAGATTTTTTGGGACGGAATGTACAAACACATCTCTTAACCTTATGTTGATTACATCTGACCACACAGTCTTACTGTTAGAGAGAACACAATCTTTTCATTTCCCAAAGGTTGTGAAAGACCTTAAATTTAAAAGAATAAATTATAATCTACTGAAGACGTTATACACCGCCGAATTGGAAAAAATAAAAACAATGATTAATTCGAACCACAACTTTGATAAAAATATTTTTTTTGGTTTAAAAGCACCAACGCCACCAATTTATATATTTCCGGGTGGTCACAGTCACAACAACGAATCTATAATTTTCACATTGATGCGAGAATTTAGGGAAGAAACGGCCATTGATATAAACTTGAAAGAGTTAAAGTTTAATCAATCATATTTTTTTAGTCTTGAGATAGAAGATTTGTTGGTTAACAAGGACTTTAAAAATTTAATTTTCCCAGTAAAGGTTAATATAACAAGTGTTGAATTGTTAAAACGGTTTAAGAAAACCAAGCATACAAACAACCCTACATTCGTAAATATTGACGAATGCAAAAATACCTATGAAGCTCTCATTAAAGTTCAAAAATTTATAGTAAATTAAAATTTTTAATGCTTTCAAAAAAGCATTAAAAATTAATATTTGAAAGTACAGTATCTTCTTGGTCAAATCGAGTTTTCAAAAGTGCAGAAATTTGATTTTAAATTTAAAAAATAAAGTTAAATAAAGCTTACAATGGCTACTATTAAAGAGACTACCTCTACTATTGAAATTGTCGATTCTGACCAAGAATTGATTCTTCAATGTGCTACTATACAAAACTGCTTTGAGTCTTTGTCTCCTAAAAGAGACCAGCGATTCGAGACAGTTGAAACCAGTCTTTATCAAGACTTACCCGAAGATGAACTTCGTAAGATTCGTGGAACAATAATTGATAAAAAAACCAACCGGGTTGTTTGTAATGGTGGAGTTTTTCCTTATGAATACTCTGAAAACGACGAAAATAAATTTATGGAGAAGATGACCGAATTAAATCATAAACTTGAAGATATGGATGTTGGGTACTCTTTTGAAGGAACGGTTATTCGAATTTTTTATCATGGAAAATGGTACATTTCAACCCATAGAAAATTAGATTCTGGAAGGTCCAAATGGGGTTCAAACAATTCTTTTAAGGATTTATTTGAGAATGCTTTAAAGGAGAATTACAACCTGTCTCTGAAAGACTTGTTCACTAGATTGAATTTAAGATGCCAATATACCTTTATGTTGATGGCTGATGAAAATACCCGTTTTGTATGCTCTCCTAAAGGTTTGAAAAAGGTGTATTTTCTTGGTTCAACAGATCCAGAAGACGCTTGTTTAAAAATTGATGGTTTACCCAAACCAAAATTTGAAGACATGACCATAACTTCCATTTTTGGCTTTGCGAAAGGTTTAAAGTATCCATTTGACTATCAAGGAATTCTATTGACTCATACTAGTGGGTCTCAATACCGGATTATGAACGAAGAATATATCAAACTTTTTAAGGTTCGAAACAACGAGCAAAGTATTCCATATCGATATCTTCAACTTAAAACTCAAAACAACCAGGAAATGATCGAGTTGCTAAAACAATTGTATCCACAGTATATTTCTACCTTTAACCTATACGATGAAAACATTTCAAAACTTGTGGATCTAATCTTCCAGGAATACGAAAAGAGAAAACAAAGGTCCCTTTTACCAGAAAATTTACAAACTGTTGTACAAATTGATCAACGAGTGTACCTCTTTATTAAAAATAAACTAATAAATAAAGGCATTGTCACTCCAGAAAAAATATTGGATTTGTTATTGCTCGAAGAAGCTTCAAATTTGAATAATATGATTAAAGTCGTAAAAATGATCAACCACAAACATGAAAAAGAAGCTCAAAAGTTGGTAATCGACTTGAATAAAGTTGACCTTAACAAAACACCAAACAATCCAATTCCAGAATCCAGTACAAATGCACCTAAAAAGAAGCGAGTAAAGTACACAAAGGTTCCGAATGAGTTTACGTTTACATGTAGAAGAGAATTATTTTAAGTTGAAATAAACCATTACTACCAACCTTCCATATCCTTTTTCCCATCTTTCTTTTATGGCTTTTAAAGCCATTAAAGAAAAAAATGAAATTTTTAAATAAAAAAACTAATACAATAAAGATGGAAATGACTTCTATTTCGAAAATTAATCTATACTGTCAAAAATTAAAGTTGACCCCTCCATATTTTGAAACTTTAAAAAAACGTGGTGAAGATCACCATCCTACTTTCCAAGTCAGTTGTACATTTGAAAAGTGTGTTGAAATAGGTGAAGGTTCAAAATTAAAAATTGCTAAAGAAAACTCTGCGTTGAAAGTGGTGGAAATGCTTGAATTGGACCAAAAACTTCAAGAGCTAAATGAAGGAATTAAATACACCGTTGAATCCTATGGTGTACCATTAAAGGATATATACGAAGAGTGTAAAAACGAGTACATTTTAACCATAAAAAAGAAGGTTGGAGACTCGTCAAAGATTAAAAAATTTAAGGTTTGCATTATCCAAGAAATTGAATAACCTTAAGTCTAAAGGTGTCACTTTCGAGGGTAATAACATAGACTTGAATGCGAGTTAATAGAAGAAATGAAGGTCATCAATGACCAAAAATATGATGTTTAAATAATTAAGATTTTTAATGCTCAAAAAGAGCATTAAAAAATTTATTTTCTTGTTAAAATTTTATCTGAATATCCACGGTACTCTTGACAACCAAATTTAAAGTTGTCTATTAATGGTGCCTTGTAGTAGAAAACACACTCTTTCCAATCGTTGGTATTGGTAGCATTTTGTATGTACAACGCCGTGTAGTCACCGGTGATGGTATCCATTATTTGTTCAAATAAATTAAAAGATGGTATGATACCAGCATAATTTTCATACAACCTCTTGCGTATGGCTACATTTGACTCTCTGAATATAAAGACTCCATCAATGTTTGATCTTATATGGGGTTTTACGTCAAGAGCGTACTGAAGTGAAACTATGTACAACATTTTCCAATGTCGGCCGTTCTTGAATAGACCAGGCTGTGGTGGTTTATTGAACACGCTAGGATCGTCCATACAATCGTCGACTATAAGCATTGTCCACGGGCACAACATATGCTGCCTGGCACCTTTTTGTCTAACGATACAGTTTGATAGAGCTTCAGGGTCATATTCATCAAAGATGTAAGCATCTGGTATAAACTCTTTATAAAACCCGGTCTCCGACTCTGTACCAGACATCGCTAAGGCGACCGGTATAATCTGACTCTTGTTGTAGAACAACGCTTTTATAAGTGTAGATTTGCCACTGCCAGGCTTACCTATGATAAAAATTTTAGACCCACCTTGGTTCGGGTCCATGTAGTTTCTAGGGTTAGGATTCAAGAGATCCAAGTCTAAAGGTATGATATTGATGGTATTGTCGTTGTCAGCGTTCATATTTATTATAGGGAAGATTTGACTGGTCTTGACATTTTCAGGTGCATTAAATTTATTAAGCTCAATATGTTTTAGTTGTACCATTCCTTTTTATAATTATTTTTTCAATTTTATAGTCAACGACAACCTTTTCAGAACTAACGCTTGAAGAGGTATCGGTAACCTTTGGAATTGAAAATTTGTTACGATATTGTTGTTTCTTACCAACAACCGTAGTCCATCCATTGTTTGTGCCTGGCTCCATTTATTACTCTCAAAATTTTACAGAGTAATAAATGTCGTATCTACTTTCCCCTGTCCTATACCTAGAGGCCGAGGATTTTAATAGTAACTTGAACCTTAAACATTTTAAAAATAAAACATGTGTCGTTATGGTTCAAGCAAACTTTTGCGGCCACTGTACCAGTGCCAAACCACACTTTCAAAAGTTTGCTGAAAAAAATAAACCAAACGTGGTCTGTTTGACCATAGAAGGAGACGATAATACACCTGAGACTGAAAAACTACTTAATATCGTCAAAAAATTAAAGCCGTCGTTTGGAGGGTTCCCAGACTACCTTTTATTTAAAAAGAATAAATTTGTTCAGAAAGAAATTAATGGTAGAACAGAGGAGGCGTTGGAAGAATTTATAAAATAATTTTTTATGGTTTTAATGATTGCAACAATCATTAAAATTTTTAGATTTAAGCTGTTGTCAATTTGTCTATAATTTTTAATAGTTGTTTTTTTTTGATCCATTCAGTCTCCTTACTTCTCCACTCGATATCCTTGTTTCGTAATCTTTGCATAAAAGTAATCTTGACCATTATATTCTTTTTTGTTAGTACATTCCTTGGACGCTTCAAACAACCATAAAAATATGCTTGATCGTATCTAATTAAATCACCAAGTTCAAAGACTTGATTACCGTTAAATTCAAAACTTTCCGGTTTCATTATTATACCTTTATTTTATCCTTGAATTAAAAAATTAAAATCAATTTATTTTTAAAGTCTGTACAGACTTTAAAAAATGACATTTCTAATTTGTTACAGTTATAGATTGATTTGAACTATCAACGACAATAGTTTTATTAGAGATTACGGCATCCTTCAACTCTTGAATCTCTTCGGAAGAATCTGTTTCTGTTGTATATTCACCATTATCTTCTTGTAACATATGTTTTACTAAAGGTTCGGTTACACCTGTTTCCTCTTCATCTTGCTCTTCATCTTCATCTGTGGGAAGAGTTGTACTCGCTGTGGAAAGAGTGGTTACAACATCTGTTTCTTCTTCATCTTGTACTGTAGGGGTCGTATCGGTTACATTCAGAGTCGTACTCGCCGTGGGAAGAGTCGTATCGGTTACATTCAGAGTCGTACTCGCCGTGGGAAGAGTCGTATCGGTTACATTCAGAGTCGTACTCGCCGTGGGAAGAGTCGTATCGGTTACATTTGTTGTTTGGTAGCTGTACGCCATATTTAATCCAAATACTGTCGTTAGAATCAAGGTTAAAATTCCAGATAAAATAACCACGAATTTACAATATTTCGCCCATAAAGTATTTGGTCGTTTGGACTTATAATTAATTGATTTCTCGATATCTTGAGAGACCGGTGTATAAATTGACTTTGATACCATTTATTACTCTGCAAAATCTTAGTAATAAAAATAATTTGAAATTTTGTCACCAAAAAATTACATAAATAAATAATGGATCTACAATACTATAAACTGTTTAACAAAGATACTTCTCAAGGAATTGTTGGTCTATTAAGACCTTTCAAGGATTCTTCTTCATCTAAAAGGTCATCCAAAGCTAAAAAATCACATTTTAAAATTTTCAGTATAGATAACCACAATATGTCACAGTCGGCAACCGATTACTTTTTTGTTGTGGATGAACCTTCTTACAAGATGTATAATTTTTCACAAAACCGCTCGGTGCCGGACACGATAGAAGAAGAAGAATACAAGATGTATGTTTTCAAAATTTCAAAAGATGTTAATACTCTGTTGGACCACGAATTTAAGATATCGAAAAGCTTGGAAGAGTTAAGCCCTTTTCTACCACATTTTAACAGGATTCTCGAGATCAAGAGAAATATAAAGTGTCTCTTACCTGAAAATAAAAAACAACGGGGTAGTGGTGACTTTAATCCATTTATCAAGTACAACTGTATAAGGGATGTCTCCGTGATCGAATACATCCCTAGCAAGATGACACTTTTAAAATATCTTCAAAAGACTAGTTTTACTAGTTGTTCCGAAGCTTTAATTCATCAGCTAATCATAGCTTTGTTTGTGGCCCAACAAGAGGTTAATTTTACCCATTACGACCTTCACTTGGAAAATGTTTTGTTGAGAAGATGCTTAAAAAGAACCTTTTTTTGGTATAAATTTATGTACGAAGGAGCGTTGATCGAAAGATTAATATTTACCAATGGTTACTTTCCAGTTATATTTGATTACGGTTTTGCCTACACCAAAGGGTTAGAAAACACCAATTACAACAATAGTACATTTTTTACAAATAAAGGTTACACTCCCTTTATGTTTGACGAAATTAACGATTTTAAAACATTGATGGTTAGAATGGCCTTTGTAAAAAATTGTCCCGAAAAATTTAAAGATTTGGCCGAAAGCACCTTTTTAAACTCAGGTAGTATTAAATTTAAATTAGACCGAGAAACAGGTTGGATTAAGAGCGCTAATTCTAGCGCTGGCAGAGTTGTTTGTAATAGGTTAAAAAAGACCATTTTAGATATAAATAATGATTATAAAGAAAATTTTATTTTTATGGAGCTTGATAACGTTGTAGAGTTGTTTGGAATTTTGATTAAACTTCCAATTGAAAAGGAACACAAGAACCATTCTACAAAAAAAACTATTAAATATAGTGTTTCAACCTTTATTCACGAATGGAATAAAATAGACGCGTGGTTTTCAGAAGACTTTGCGGACGACAAATTAAATATTATAAAAAGGATGTTTGAAGCCATAAATAATTTGATTGAAGCGGAAGAGGTTGAAATCGTCCGTAATTTTAAATTAAAATTATTTGAAGCTTTTGATGGTTTTGGCGAGTTTGTAAATGTTCAGGGAGTAGATTATGGTGCTCTGCTATCATCAATTATAGAAATTTCAAATTTTATAGAAGACATTGTCTATACTGAAATTCAACGCTACAAAAAATTGTTTAACCTGACCAGCTGTATGGATGGTTGGAACCTTTTTAACAGTATAGAAGAAAAGGTAAAGAGCGATCTACCCTATATATTCCAACCATCCGACAATGTAGTTTTATTTGATTGTGTGGAGCGGACAACCTCATCTTTTGAATTGGTAGATCAAGATATAATTGAAGCCTTAAATATAGCCGGAAGTTTGGAAGCTCAAATAGGGTTATTTAACAGCTTGTCATGGGAAAAATTTAATTAATCCAAGAAATTTATTTTTAATGGTTCTAAGAACCATTAAAAATAAATTTAAGTCAAACTTAAATTTATTTTAGGTAAACTTAGACCTAACGTTAGACTCTTGCAAAAATCTTAATTATTTTTAATGCTTCAAATAAGCATTAAAAATGTCTGTTTATCCTTTCTTCAAGGAGGATGGTATCTAACTGTTGAAATATATTTTTATAGACAAAAGTCTCCCTAAAAGACTTTAAAAAATTAGAGTAGACAGAATACTGATGGTACAATTCCAACTCTAAAATAAGGTAGTAATAATCCAAAGCTATGAAAAATAAATTTTTTTGTTCGATAGAAATTTTAGGTTCTTCTGAACCTTTTTTGTATATTTTTAAATTCAAGTCGTATAAAATATTTTCAAGGTTTGTTTTGTCCAAATCAAGCAGATAATCTATATCCGATTTCGACAAACTATTCTTCTCCTTGTACCAATAATAAATTTTAATATTATTTAGTAAAGATCGAATTAAACCTTTCTTTTTGCAGGAATTGTTTACATGTTCAAGTTCATCATTGACATCTAAAATTTTTTTTAGTTTTAAAAAGGTTGGTTGTCTACCCAAACAGTCGTCGGTAAATTTTTTGGATTGAATTTCAATATCAAGGTCGTTGTGGTATCTTTGAATGATAAAAGTTATAAATTTGTATGGAATTAGATTAGATACACCTTTTTGCAGAGACTTGATGTGATTGTTGGTTAATAGGTCCACGGATAAGTTTGTTTCCGACTTGAAAAATAATAAAAGGTCTGTGATACCTTTAAATATAGACAAGTTCTTATTTTGGACCACGTCCACACAAAACAGGAGGAAAACATAAATATCGTAACCGGGCGATAGATAGTTAAAAATACCTTTTGTTTCAAGGCTTTTTTGACCTAAAGTTTGCCCTTTTGTACAAACAGATGAAAGGCCAAAATCGATCATAACCGGCTTATATGGACTATTAATGGTGTATTGATAACCATACAATGAAATTTTTATTGGGTTATCCTTGGTATGAACCAAAATAACATTGTCCGTGTGAAGATCATAATGTGAAAAATTTAACTTGTTTTGGGCTACTTCTAACCCTAATAAAATCTGAAAGAAAATGTTTAAAAAGTCCTTAAAAGTACTCTTTTTGTCTATTAGAAAATTTTTAAGGTTAATACCATCTATAAATTCGGTAGCTATATGAAACTGGTTTTTATACTGAAAACAACCTAAAGTTCTAACAAAAAATGGCGATTCGTTTATAATCTTATTAAGGTTAATTCCAACACAAAAATCTCTTAGAGTAATCTCGTCAAATCTAGATGTTTTCGCCCTTTTAATTACAACATAAAATTTGTCAAAAAGTAAGCTTTTACTAACCACTCCTTGTTTACTTTTACTTCCGAATGGTTTCAAGTCAGTTAACCATTGATGCTTTTTTAGAGAGTGGTTAACATTGTCCTTGCAACAAAAATTAAAAGGAATACTCATGTCTATGGTGGAAATTGTCGCTAGAAAAAATAATTTTTCTAAAACCTCAGAGTCAACCATTTCCTTTGTTAGTTTTAATGGTACATTTTCGTCAAAATATTCTAAAAAAGGTCGAACCTCTTTTAAAGTGTAATTAAAGTAAGAGTGGCTTAAAGTAGCTATTATTTCTTCCTCTTTCATTTATTCTTTTCAATTTTATACTTGTTTCTTTAATCCTTAGCCTTGACATTTGTATTAATATTTTTAAAAGTTATGGTGACCTTTTGATTGGAATTCACAACTCTGGTTTAAATGGTTATTTTTTAACTATAAAAATATAATACAAAAAATTTTTATCTGAAATATTGCTACTAATAAATTAAACATGTCTATGTCTTCATCGAATATAACCTCAGGGTTTATTGATATCGCCACTTTTGACGAGATTGAAAAGTATATGTATGGTGGTCCGACTGCCACGGCATACTTTGTAAGAGAAATCAGAAAGTCGACTTGGTTCACTCAAGTACCTGTTCCACTTTCCAGAAATACAGGCAATGCTGCTTTCGGCCAAGAATGGTCTGTTTCGATCTCTCGTGCTGGAGACTACCTTCTACAAACATGGGTGAGAGCCAACATTCCTCAGGTTACTCTTAATGCTCAACTTACTCCTACATTCGCTTTGAGATGGACCAAAAATTTAATGCATAATTTAATCCGTGAAGCAACCATTACTTTTAACGATTTAGTAGCTGCTCGTTTCGACAACTATCATCTCGATTTCTGGTCTGCTTTCACCGTACCGGCTAGCAAAAGAAATGGTTATGATAATATGATTGGAAACATCTCTAATTTAATCAATCCTGTTGCTCCTGGTGGAATTCTTGGAGGCCCTGGTGGAACCAACCTTAATCTCCCACTTCCATTCTTCTTCTCCAGAGATACTGGTGTGGCCCTCCCTACAGCCGCTCTCCCCTACAATGAGATGCAAATCAACTTTAACTTTAGAGATTGGAATGAATTGTTAATTTTGACCAATAGTGCTTTGGGACCACCAGCGAGCCCATATGTTCCAATTGTGGTTGGAACCCATATTGCCGCGGCCCCTGTTCTAGGACCAGTCCAAGTATGGGCCAACTATGCCATTGTTTCCAACGAAGAGCGTAGAAGGATGGGTTGTGCCATTAGGGACATTCTTATTGAACAGGTCCAAACAGCGCCACGACAAAACTATACCCCTATTACGAATGCCATGCCAACCTTTGATATTAGGTTCTCACACGCCATTAAAGCTTTATTCTTTGCTGTCAGAAATAGAACTGGTAGTGCTGAATGGTCAAATTATGCCACATCTTCACCGGTTGTTAACGTTCCAAACGTTAACTTTGCTCCTGCTGGTTCATTTGACCCTATCGCCAATACAACTCTTATCTACGAGAACACAAACAGGTTAGGTGCAATGGGATCAGATTACTTCTCTCTGGTCAATCCATTTTATCATGCTCCAACTATACCATCAGAGATTGGTTATCACTTGTATTCGTACTCTCTACACTTTTACGACCTCGATCCTATGGGTTCAACCAACTATGGTAAGTTGACCAATGTTTCTATTGTTCCACAAGCTAGTCCAGCCGCTATTACCGCTGCTGGAGGTTCTGGAGGTCAACCAGGATCAGATTATGCACAGACATACGAATTTGTTATTGTTGCTGTCAACAACAACATTGTCAGAATGGTTTTGCCAAAACTAGTTCTGAACAGGCGGAAGTGGTCTCGTGAGGGACCGATGGTAATGGTTTGTTAAACCATTCCTTGAATCGTGAATTAACATGATACTTTGGTACCGTCTAGTCGGCTTATAGCCGGGCTAAATCAGATCTTTGGATCTGGTTCAAGTGGCTATAAGTGGTACGTCGACGACAGTCGACACCTAGTGATTTAGAGGTTATTCTAACCTTTACATCGGAACAGGCAAGGTTGATGAAAACGGTCAAAATTCAGATAGTTTCAAGAGGACTATGTGGACAAGACCGTCGGTGTAGCTTAAGGGTAACCTTTTGTGAGATCGCTATCGACTGGGTCATCAACCGGTTGTCCTAGGGTCAAAAAAGACCGTTAGGATGGCTCAATGTACAGTCAGGCCATTGTAAGGATATTAAGGTCCGAGCAATGCTTATGTGATCAGGTGGATTGAAAATTGATACCTGGGAAGCATAAGGAGGATTATTAAATTTTAATGGTCCTTGGTAACCGTTCAGGAGGCGCTCTTGGTTTCCCTGTGTTATAAGAAAATTATGGTTATTTCAACCTTACAAAAATACAAAAAATTTTTTATGCTTACAAAAAGCATAAAAAATTTACATGTTACTTTATCCTTACGTATGACCTTTAATTCTTATAGATCCAAAATTCAAAATTGTGACCGTTTTTAGCCACAAGTAGTATTCTTCGTTAGTTGTTTTAGAAATTTTCGTATCGGTAGTTGTACCGAACCATTATCTTGCGCTTAATTATTCCATAAATCCAATATTTAGATAAATGGTACAGTCAAAACCTACAAAGGGTTGGAACAAAAGTATAGTTGTATCCTCCTATTTACAAAGCTATTTGGTAGTGGTGAAGATGAATCAATATTAAGTAGTAAATAAATGGCTTATAGATGTAACCCGTGCAGACACACCTCTGCGCCTTTTCCAATTGCTAGATCTGTATGGGATATGCACCAAAACGCATACTTTTGTCCAGATTGTGCTGGTGACTATACCTTATCTACAAACAAGTATCCAAACCCACCTCCTCCAAAAGGAAACTGTGGTTGTGGTTGCAAACCATGCTGTTGTAGACCATTGTGTGACTACAAGCCCCATAAACCGTTAATGGGAGTCGATCCTTGTTTTCCACCACATCCAGCGGTTTCTCCTCCCGCATGTTTAAGACCGCATCCTCACCTTGTACCACATGTAGTACCACACCCGGTACCACACCCGGTACCACACCCGGTACCCCACCCAAACCATCCAGTAGTACCACACCCGGTAGTACCGCATAACCCAGTTTCTCCTCCACATGTCACACCGGTACCAAAGGCCGATTCCAAATCTTTAGCGTCTTTTTTCTTCTTTGAATAACCTTTCAGGTATAAAATATTTTTTTTAATGCTTATTGCAAGTATTAAAAAAAATATAAAGCAATATACCAAAATATTACAAGTAATAAATGAATTCTAAATATGGTGAAAAGTACCATTTGCCTGCAAATGCGAAAGAAATTCTAAGTTTAGCTTTGGGTACAGCATTAGTTTTTGCTTTACTCCCAACCGACCATCGTAAGGCTAAAATACATATGACATTTGTATGGTTGATTTATAGCATAGTTTATAACGATTTTGTGATAATGTCGATATGTTTACTTTTAATAACTTTGAATTTGGTCGAATAATTTGTATTTTAATGGTTGTAACAACCATTAAAATACAAAGGTGGATTAATCCACTATTTCATTTTACCATTAAAATCCGCTATTTTTATGAAGGAATATACAATGGTGGGGTTGTAGACTATACTTTTTATTAAAATTTTTAATGATACTTGGTATCATCAAAAATTGTTTATTTTTGCATAAATTTTAAAGCTTCCGGGTGAGCTTTAATCACGTCAAATTTAAACTTTTCGAGGTACAAACCTTCAAGTGTTCTAACTCGTGACAGCGCGGTGTATGCCTGACCATACTCAAAAGTCTCGTTCAAATCTATACTCACACAGTCCAATGTCGATCCTTGACACGAGTGAATTGTTAAAGCATATGCTATCTTCAATGGTATCTGAGTAGCATAACCAACCTGTTTAACTTTTCCATTTCTTAAGGTATGAAACAAGTTAAATTTTATAGGTTTAACTGTAGAGGTGGTTCCATTCACCCATTGTACAACTGGATAGTCTTCTGGTGTAAATCCAGTTATAATACCTCTACTACCGTTAACTAATGTAGGACCAATATTATAGGTCAACATAACCTGGGTATTCTCACAAACTTGTAAGGTGATGGGGGTCGTAGAATTTTTAATAAAATTTTTAACAATGTAATCAAAAGATATGGTGCGTTCCTCCTCTTTGAACGTCATTTCGTATTCTCTAAATTCAAATCCTTGTTTGGCCAACTCGTTTAATGATTTTTCGTTCAAACCAGCTACAGATCTACGTGTGCAAAATAATTTGGTTGGTTTAACCTTTTCCGAAGGAAGTATCTTAAATCTAGACGACAAGATCTCTTTAACCTGATAATCAACAACACCAACTCTAATTTTATTTAAAACATTTTTAAAGATAGAATCAACCTGTCTAACTATATTTCTCAATTCTATGGTTTGATCTATGCACCGATTAAATTTTTTGCTATGAATAATTAAGGTAGAATTTTGACTTACACATGGTAGTTGGAATAGGTCTCCGGTGACCACTAATTGAATTCCCCCAAATTTAAGATTGTTTTCCCTCACCATCCGAGCTACTTTTTCAAGTTTATTAAAAAGGTCTGGATGAAGCATACTTATTTCGTCAATAATTAAAAGCTTTAATTTCAACCATAAATCTCTTTTATCATTATTTCTAATTATTTTATTGTATAAATCCTCCACATCGTCGTTTCCTAAACCGATACCCAAAAAAGAATGGAGCGTTGATCCACCAATATTAAGTGCGGATATTCCCGTGGTTGACGTTAACCCTATTAGTTTATTTTGTTTGTTGGTTTCGACATAATGCTTGATTAAGGCCGATTTACCCGTTCCAGCGGGAGCATTTATAAAAATATTTTTTCCAGACTCAATCAACCTCAAAACATACTCTTGTTCTGGATTAGGCACAAAGGTGTCTGTAACTGGAGTGGTGTTATACTTCCAATATTCGATCCAAAAGTATGGATCGCTAACCCATATAATATTATCATATGGTAATCTCTTTAGTATATTAATTTTAATTTCGTATGGTAAAGACGAAGCATATTTTTGCAATTCATTAGTCATATTTAATGTTTATTTATAATCATATTTTAAGGGAAAAAATTCAATTTTAGTTTACAGGCTTAACCCTTTCACTGCCGTGGTGTCTCATCTTTTACCCTTTGGGCAAAAGAGTTCAAAGATGGTAACATTTTGGAATCAAAAACTTAACCATTCGGAGCCTTTTATCCAGTTTTTATAAATTTGATATAGTGCATGGTCCGTATTCTTCTTAAATAAAATATTTAATAATTTTATGGCTGCAACATCCTTAAAAAGTATAGTAAAAAATTTATTTTTTATGGTGACCTGTTCAGGGTTACATTTAACCATTTCGATGATTTCATTTGTAATTTTTTCGAAAAGGTTCTCTGACCCAAAACAAAAATATTTCAAGTTTAAGCTGCATTCCAACGTTGAAACCGAAGGATGAGATATATAAAAAAGTTGGTTTAACAACACCTTTTTCAAATCTAAAGGTTCTTCTTGACTTTGCATTGTATATTTATTTATAAATAAATAAAAGGCATGACGGAACTGGTAACAATTTTTTATAGCAATTATTCAGGTAATTGTAAAGCTCTGTTTCAATATTTAAAAAATTCAAATTTAATGAATAGTTTATCCATAAAATTTATCAATATAGACAATTCAAGTATCAAAGAAGAGATATTGAAAAAAATTGACGTTGTTCCTGCTATAGTAGTCATTGATAACGACCAAGCATCACTATATAGCGGAGAGAACGTGTTTGAATGGTTTTACCAATTTCACAGTACACTTGTGGCGCAACAACCGACTGCGACGGTCGAATCAAAGAATAATTTACATTTACAGTCGGTTGAAGACCAAACTAACCATAAACCGACAGAGTCTCAAAGTAGTATGGTTCAAAATGAACCACAAAATACAAAGACCAAAACAATCATGGAGATTGCTGCAGAAATATCAAAAAACAGAAAGAAAATGGACGGTTAAATTAATGTAATTTTCAGAAAATAAATGGCATCTGGAATAGATTTTAAAACAGTTGATCCCGTGGCTCAATTAATTGCCAGTGGATCTGGTGGGGGTGGGGGTTTACCTTTAACCGGGGGTACTTTAACGGGTAACTTGGTTATGCAAGTTCCCTCCATCGTTTCACAGTGTCAAGGACCAATGGGTCCTTGCGACCTTACGAATAAACAATACGTGGATGGGTTGCTCGCGGGCGGTCCGTTTCTACCTCTCGCGGGCGGTTCTCTATCGGGCAACCTAGTTTTGGCCGGAGGCGCCAAAGCCCAACAAACACAAACTCCTACAGTCGGTGACGACCTTGTAAACAAAACCTATGTTGATGGAGCTTTTCAAGCTAAAAAACCGGCAGCTGTAACAAACAATATAGCTGTCTTTGGCGCTGGAGCAGACCTTGGACAGACCATTGATTCTGGTGTACAAATAAATGATTTGGTTGTGGGTATAAACACCTTATTTACATCGGATAAAACAATGGCTCAGATTAGAAAGGCGTTTTTTGTTATAAAAAATACTGAACCTATTCGTATTGCTCCTAAGGAGACCGCAAACTTATTCATTAAGAATGATCAGATTGGACCATCCAACTGGCCTGTGACACTTCCCAACGATGGTACAGTTTTCTCCGTTAATGATTCCGGTGTGGTTAGTATTACGAATCCGGATACCGGAAATAAGACGTATAGGATAACCTTTATCAGTGGTGGTTTGAACGAACAATCTGGACCTCCCGCTTTGGATGGCGCAGTCGAAATTCAATTCTTTGATGAAACCGGTGGGGTTCCGACTCAAGTAGGCCTTACAGACCACTTAAGATGTTTGGCAAGTGCTACTTTACCACAATTTATGAATAAAGTTGTTAATACAATTACTGTAAATATAGGTCCAGTTGCACCAAATAATGTTTTCTCGTTTTCTGTGGCGGCAACCAACCTAACAGCTACAAACGTTATTTTGGACCCGAACGCGCCTCTTTTCGACTCGTCAAAACTTGTTATCGAAAGAATATGTTAACCTTTTACGCTATCATATTAATTTTTAAAGCTTTATAAAGCTTTAAAAATTTATATTTTTTAAAATATTTTCAACCTCACTTTTAACCTTATTCAACTGTTGGTTGGCGTCAATAATATAAACGTTTTTTAAGGTTGCTATTTCCTTATTATACTTGTTGTTCAAAAGTTGGAGATAATCCAATTTTAATGATCTTTCGGCAGCACGATCTCTCTGTAAAATTCTTTGATAAGCAACGGTTGTATCAACCTTTAAATATATAAATAAATCTATTGTAAAAGCAATCTTGTCGTAAAACGAAGAATAAATTTCGTATTCTAATGGTTGAATGTGACCAGCTTTAACCAACATTTCCGTAAAAATATTTTTAGAAGACCACGGACACCTTTCCATTATAACAATATCTTTAATATTTTTAAAGGTCGAAAAGAGCTTATGAAACGAAAATAAAACTTGATATTGAAATGGTGCCGCATAGGTGGTCATGTCTTCGTAAAAATTTTGAAGAAGAGACCATTCGTGCACAGGTTCTTGGAAGCATGTAAAATCATCACTCAACCGAGTAATTAATGATGATTTACCGCACCCTATAATACCATCGATACAAACAGTGTATACCATTGTTATATTTATTTTATGCTTGTTTTAAGCATAAAATTCATTTTTATTTAAGAGAAATTATTTAATTTTGGAAGGTTTAAGTAAGCATCCCGGGGAAGAGGAAACTTTTGGTTGTTTTGGTGGATCAATCTTACCTTCTTTTTGGTACGGAATAAAAGATTGAGTTAATGATAATACTTGATCCTTTAAACACTTTTCATTTTCCAATTGAGTTTGAAGGTGTTCAATGATCTTTTCCTGTTTAATTTCTTTGATTGTCGAGTTAAATCTGTTTTCTAGGTCCTTTGTGTCCTTGAGATATTTATTTTGTAGACATGAAAATAATGGACATTTATACTTTTCAAAATCATCAATATTCTTTAATTCGTCTAACTCACCCATCTTCTTAAAATCGACCACAAATAGGTCATTTAAACCATCAACATCGTATAACTGAGTTGGGACCAAACGATTGTTAATTTTTTTAAAAACAGGAATATGATTAGATGTGACCATTTGTACAACGTTATGTAAATTGTGCATATATGGTACAAGTTTACCGCTGCTTAACTCGTAGATCCAATTGTAAATATTGTCCGAAATATCGTTAAACAATACCATAATTTTCATTAGACCTTTTATTGTAAAAAATGGAGTACGACAACCTTCAAATTTAAAATATTTTACAGTGGTTGAGTCCAAGTTTAAACTTATAGGGTTAAAATTTTTACATCTATACTTTTCCAAGACCACTTTAACGTTGAAATACTCCTTTTCGTGAGCCTGTTTAAATTCTTCCAGATTGAGGTTAAAAGAAGGTATATTTTTTTTGATCCAATTTTTTTTAATTCCTACTTTACCAGCCTTTAACACTACCGTATCCGAATCGGATACTTTAAAGGTTTTGATAAAGCTTTTTAAATTTTTTTTAAACGGTTTTTGATCAAACACGTATAGTTCTGTCAGAGTAACGTATTCTTCCATATTTATTACTGAAAAATATAGAAGAGAGATGGATGATAAAAAATAATATAATAAATGAATGCTTTAATTGACCTTAGCAAGTGTCGAGAGTATATGACTATTAATATAGGGAGAGATCACCAAGTTAGGTTATCTGGAACCATTGAAAACCCATATTTTTGCGGAACCACAATATTTGATTTGATATAATCGATAATTTAAGGTCTTCTTTAACCTCTTTCGAACCCACTTTGAGAACCATCTAAGACAGACGTATCCTAGCTTTAGAATCGACCACAACAACCGGAAGGTGTGGGAAGTAGTCAAACTTCTAAAACCAACTGTACTTTTAAATATTAATTTTTAATGCTTTCAATAGGCATTAAAAATTTATCATCTTTACTTCTTTTTTGCGGGTTTGGTTTTTGTCGTAGTTGACGCGACCTCTTTCTTTGATTGCTTTTTGGTTTTAGGTTCTTCTACAGCTTTAGTTTCCTTGACCGGTTTACGACCTTTCTTAGGTTCTTCCACAACACCGTTAGCTTCTTCTACCTCTTCAAAGCAGTTTTTAAGATATTTTTGCATAGTTGGATATTTAAGGACGATACCATCCTCAACTTGCAACAATTCTTTAAGTTTGGCATCTGGAATTATAATGGTTCGATTGTCTGGATCTCTTAGGTCGTTTTTTTTAATGTATGAACAGAGTATATTGGTCACGTCATAGCGAGATTTTTGAGTAGTTCCATATTCCAAGTCGGCAAACAGAGCCATACTCTTAGAAATTGGTCTCAATTTTTCAAGACCGGTACTGTGGCATTTTCTGGTTCGTTTCGGCTTGTATTGAATATTTTTATATTTGATTAAGAATTTATTGGCTTCTTTGACTTCACGCAAGGAATTTCTTAAATTTTTACGCATCTCGACAACGGTTGGGTCTTGAAGCTTAATCACAGCCTCAATCGAAGCGATCGCTGTTTCAATCCTGTCAAGGGACTTTTCAAAATGCTCCAAGGCAATTTCCTTGTTCTTGCGACCCTTTTTGGGGATCATAGTTGATTCAACTTGTTTAGGTGCTACTGCAAACATATTTCTTTATAGTTATATTTTGTCCTTTTAAATTTTCATTTTTTCTAAAATATAAAAAAAATAATAGTTAAAACCACCATTAAATGTAAATTTATAAATTTTAAGTTTAACCAAAATTCTAAGGTTAAAGAGGACCTTCTTCTTCGTAAAATACTACTACTACCAGATCAGATAGGCGACCACACAGAGACTATAGATCTAAAAGAAGAGGAATCCGAGAGAAGCTCTAGAGGACATTTTGGTTGGTTTACGCTCCTTATTTTAAGCATTGCAATAAACTTTAAAAAATAAAAATATTTCTTAAAAATAGATATAATAAAATGATGAAAATTGACTTTGAATTTATATCGACTCACAGAAACCGTAATTTATGGCCCAATCCATGTCTTTTCGAAGTACCGTGGTCTGGTAATGGTCAATCAACAGGTTTAAACGCATTTGATCCGATCAGTAATCAAACTCCGATAGTTGCTTGGACTGGTCAAAACATTTCTATAAATGCGACTGTTGTCACTCAAACATCTACAAGCGTGGTCCTATCTTCTCCACTAAATAGTTTCTCTACTCTTCTCAACTACTACCAAGGTGCTGAATTTAATGTTCCATCCATCTTTAGAATAGATGGGTCAAAGTTTATAGGTCAAAGTGGAGGCTTGGATTACATTCAATTGGAAACGAGTGGTGGCGCAGATGTCACTGTTGGTAACGTAATAACGGTACAAACCACCGTTGTTCCGAATACTCTGTTTGTTCCTACGGGATCCGACTCGCCAAACGCCTACGTTGGAAAATATTTGTACAACGAAACAAATGGTGAGTCTGTACCGATTACCTGGTACGATGCCGTATACCATAAAGTGATAGCTCAGATACCAGATGGTTGGAACGCAACCGACCAGTATAGTATCAGGGAACAACTGCCGACGGTTGGAAACTTTAGTCTGGGTGCAGGTAATACGACAACCACGGTAAACTTGACCGGTATTCAGGTACCTGTAAATTTAGGGGACTTTATAAGGATAATTTCAACCGGGGAGATTGTTAAGATTGTAGGGTTTGACACAACCACTTCTTTGGCTACCGTATCACCCCTTCTTTCTGCTGTGTTTCCAGCTGGAGAGATTGTTGAAATGTTGTCTCAAACAGCCGACAACTACAAAACTTTATCATATGCTGGTACAACAGTCGGACAACACGAGCAAAAAGGGTACGATATCCAATGTGTCTCGGCTAGTATACCCAATCTTGTAATTAAGAATGGTGGTGGATTTCCAGCAGACTATCCGTTTTTATACGTCGAACTTTATGACACAAACCATCCATCACAAAACTCTTTATGCTCAAATAATCACTCGAATAAGAGTTATTTTAAGGTTACAACACCCATAGGACAGTTGCTCGATCGTAAAGAAAAATTTACCAAATATACAGGTGATTTAAGCTTTAAAACCATACGCTTCAGACCGACTAGCAATTTCAGGGTAGCTTGGCGCCTTCCATCGGAGGAAATTATTCAATTTGAAAAAGATGATACAGTGTCACCTCAACTTCCAAACGAAAGTTTGCAAACATCGACCAAGTTTAATGTAAGGAGAGATTAATCTTAAATTTAAACCTTTTAAAGTTGACAACTTTAAAAGGTCACATCAGCCACAGTTTTGCGACGTTTATCGTTTACTTGGGATTTTAGATGCATTTTGGCAAACTCGAACCATACGAGTTGAAGTCTTGGATGAATCTTTTTAATTTCATAGAATGGTTCTTTTGGATCATAAATAAAATTTCCAGATTGGGCCATTTGTTGTTTATTAAATACAACCAGTAGAGAATAAAGCTTCTCTTTACCTTCTAAATTTAATTTATTATTAATAGCATCTATCAACCATACTATTTCGGCGTGGTTTAGACAGTCGTGCTTCTCAGTCAGTCTAGTCAACGACTCAAAGAGCATATACGATGCCATTTATTAATTACTCGTGGCTAAAAAAAATGAAATGGTGCGGATAAATCACAAATAAATAAATGTCTTCAGACGAAATGCTATTAGAGTATCTATTTTGCTGCAGGTATACCGCAAATAATAATGTACTGGATTTATTGGAAGATTTGGCCAACCGTCGTCAAAAGTGTCCACTCAACAACAAACTCGAATCTTATGGTGACGATTACCATTCTCTCTACAAAGATGTTTTAAAATATTTTAAAATTAGAGATGAAAGGCGTCAAACAACCATAGAAATAAAAACCTGGTCTTCTATTAAAAAAAAAACAACTAAAGACTTTATTTTAAAGAATTTCATTATAGAGGTTAAGATTATGTATAATTTTGACGACCTCACCACTTTCAATTTGAAACGAGACTTAATGATTGGTTTAAACTATAAAAATATAAACGATAAAAATATTGTTATAGAGAAGAATAAAATATGTAAGATTATAGGGTTAAATTTATCCACAAACTCGTATAGTTGGGATTTCCAAGTTTTTAATTTTAAAGGTTAAATTTTACCATTAAAAATAAATATAAAATAGTAGATATTGAATACAATAAAAATGATTACGTCAGAAGTTAAGCTTCAAAATAACGATAAACTTAATAAACAAGTTACAGGTGCATACGTACCTAAAGAATTGATCCCAGATATAGCTTCTTAGAGTTTTACGATAAGTGTAACAAGGTCGTAATCAACCACTTTGTTAAAGAGTTCAAAACAATGGGTACCAAAGCCTTGACACAAAAAATAAAAGAAGTTGGTTATTAACGACCAAAAATATGACGTTTAAGAATTTATAATTTTTAATGCTTATTAGAGCATTAAAGAAATAACAAGTTTTCTAAAAATGATTTTTTTTATAGTAAAAACTATCATAATAAAAATGTTTGAGTGTGAATACTGTGATTTATTTTTTGAAGAAAAAAGGTTGCTTGTAACCCATCAAAAAACAAAGAAATGTAGTGTTCATAGAAGTATAGGCTTTGTGTGTCAAAAATGTTTCAAGAGTTTTAAAGGCTACGATACCATTTTAAACCATGTCACCGAATGTAAAGTGGAAATAGGTTCAAACGAAGGATTAATGATGGCGGTGGTTAATCAACTCTCCGACAAGTTTAAAACAACCATTGCTTTTAATGAAGACAAGACAAGTGGTCAAATAACCTTTTCGAAAGAATACAATTACACCCACCCCAAAAATTTAGTTCATGGTTTAAATCTTCCACAAAAAATATATTTGTTTGTTAAAAATAAAAACCCCGATTCAAAAATAATAGGTAGTCACGGCCACTACATAAACGATATTTACAATTCTATCATTAGATTAAGTGAACCATTTCAATTTTTATGTTTGAAATATAATTTTGCAATGGTAGTGGATTTGTTGTGGTTAAAAGTTCCCACAACTCAATTTTATATAAAAAATGATGATATATATGTTTTAGGTAAAGTTCAATGTGAAAACGAAGATAAAAATAAATGGTATGGGGACACCTTTTTGTTGAACGAAAATGAAAAAATTGTGAAATGCGTGTGGTACAAAGATCCGCAATTGCAACAATTTTTTTCAAACTTATATCCCATTTTAACTGATGTTTTAAACCTTTATTTGACTTTAGGATATCGGTCTTTAAAAAAGGATAAAATTAAGCTTAAAACAGACTTAAAAACCGACACATCTTCAGATCAAATAATTCAAGATTTAATGGACAAATACAACCTAACAAATGTTGTTAACTCAATTAAAATTTTAAACTCGTACGAAACCTTTTACAATATCTTTAAAACAAACTTATATAAAAAATTCGAAACGGATGTATTGCTCCATACCAACATCGATCATGTATTTAAAGATGAACTATTACCTTCAAATTTTTTCCTAGAAGAGTTTTCTTTAATGAATAACCGGAAGCCTGAATATATTGGAGGAAACTATGATTATCTTCTCCATTATATTTTACCTGATTCGGAAAAAAAAATTTTTATCTCCAAAGAGTAAAAAATTCAATTTTTAATGGATATTTAGTCCATTAAAAATTATCATTACACTTTTTTTTTAAAAACGAGGTAATAAATATGAATACCTCCAAATGTAAAGAGTGGGCTAATGAAAGACTTAGCCCGTCACCACGAAACCCTCTTACAAACAGACTTATCAAAAAAGACGGACCAAAATATAAACAATTAGATAAGGAATGTAATGACCTTATTGTTGATATAAATCCGATATGTATGGAATGGTTGAAGAAGAACCATAACAATTTATACTTACAACTTGGTACTCAACCACAACCTAAACCCAAAGTTAAGGCTAGCGTCCAACCTTCTATTATAACCGAAGACGAAGATGAAGAACCTGTACCTTCTGGACAAAAATTTTATACAATTTCTGAACGTCAAGGGTTTAATGGTGAGATTAAATCTTATTTTGCATCGGCAATTATTGAAGAAGGTAAGGCTTGTATGACCAATACTAAAACACTATTGAAATATGTGGTTGATCCCAAGCTTTTAGGTTTTGGGTCATTTGGAAATGTTTATGGTGTTAAAATACCTAATAAAAACATTAAAGTCGCCATAAAAGAAGGTCGTCTAGGCCATTGGGAATTTCGACGAGCTTTGAAAAAAAATTATCCTATCGAGTACCTTTATAATAAGCTTATAAATGATTTGATAGATGATAAGATTTGTCCAAACTTTAGCTATACTTATAGCATATATTTTTGTGACAGTTGTTCTTTAAAAACATTGGATAACAAGACCGTAAATGCCAAATGTTCTGAAACAGTGGTTGAATTGTTCGATTACACTTTGAACAAATTAAAAGATTTGCGAGATGAGGTTATATTATCCATTCTTTTTCAAGTTTTTTTCGGTTTGGCAGTTATCCAAATAGAGTATGGAATGTTCCATAATGACATCAAAAAAGAAAATATACTTATAAAGGAGATTCCACCAGGAGGATACTGGGAGTACTATCTCAACAATACGGTATACAAAGTTCCGAATTATGGTTACATTTCAGCTTTAAACGATTTTGGAGTCTCTAATGCTTATCGTCCAGGCTTTACAGACAAACAATATGGCTATAGACACGCAGAGGTTCTACGAGACCCTAAAACTAACGATTATTTTTTTAGACCATTTAATACTCAATTTTATCCATCTTTGGGTAAAACCGGAAAAGTGACAAAAATAGACTCACCAATCAAACGTGACGGTTTTACTTACAACTCTTTTCATCAAAATTTTGACTCAAAACCATCCATACCGGTCGATTTGAACGATATGGTTAGATTCCCCGATTATTATTTTCATTACGACATTGTTGACGCTATCCATATGATTATAGGTGGAAGGAGAACAGGACAACCAGGTGATCATATACCTATGAAAGTTAGTCATAAACTTAAAAGTATGTTGGAACCATTATTTCATTTTGTAAAAATACCGGACGGATGGAGGAACGTGTATGAATTTTCGGCTCATGTAACCATAGAAAAATTATTCGATACATATACAAAAGTAGCTTCCAACGGACCTAAAATTGAGACTTATAAATTAAATTTTAGAAACGTTTAAATAAATTTTAATGGTATTAAATACCATTAAAATTTTTAAAAGAACGGAAAAAAGAATGGAGAAAGTCCTCCTGGAAAATCGGCAATATAATCAAAGGTCAAATACACTCCATTATCCGCCGTTTCAGAAAAACGTTTCCACTTGATTAGCGAAACATTGAATAGTTGAGCATCTTCGGCCACATTTACCCTACATACACTGTTTAGGTCTGGGACATCTGTAAAAAGATTGGATAGTTTGTAGTTTTTCGTAGTTGCAAGGTACCGACCGCCTATATTGTGTCTATCAATTGCATCTATGGTATTTGCCAACCTTGGATTTTCAAAATCGGTAAATACCTTGTGAATGGCGGCTAAAATACCTTGAGAACAATCATACGAGTTACTCGACCTTAAACTGACCAATAGTTTTTGAAATTCTGTAGTGACATGTATCGACCACAACCCTTCTGGACTAACCACAAAGTGGACCAATTGATCTCGAAAATTTAAAAAACTTAACGCTACAACCATCATATCTTGACCGCTGGGCCAAGATATAAATGCCTTAAACTCTCGAGTTATATGATCAGGGTGCGTATGAAACACAAACGGTGAGTCTGGAAGGGGAACTGAGCCTTCATCGCCACTTTGAATATTATCGGAATTAAGGCCTATTAAAGCCACACCATTGTCTATATATTTTACGATGGAAAGGTTTCCCGAAGCCTCATTAATTTCTCTTAGACATTTCGATAGTGTGACTGCAACCACCTTTGGAATAAACATGTTTATTAATAAAACATTTTTCTTTAGACTGGCTACAGCCGACCTTATTTGCATTAACGTTAATTTCGTGGAGGGTCTCTTCACATATCTCATACGTATTACTTTTTTAATTAATTTAGGTTCTATAAAACCATATTTAACGAAAAAATTAGCATCCACGTCAAAGTTGGGGTTACTAACCTGAATATCTAAAAAAATTTCAGCATGTATACTTCTGGTTATTATATCCAATATTCTCGTTTTTATTAAATAAGATTCATTTTCAACCTTAAAATAGTCTATAGCTTTTGAATTCATATTATAGATGGCTGCGCCATGCAATGGTAGACCATCAAAGATATTTGGAGTAATTAAATTATCGGAGGAAACAGCTGCAAATACGATTCTGTGATTATTGGTTAAATCATACCCTGTATTGTATATTTTTTGTATAAAATTAGGAAAGAAATCAATGGCTGTTTTAAATGGAAAAACCCCAACATTGTCAAAAACATAGAAATGGTCAATGACCACTTCAAATTCCATAGGTACTGGATTCGTCATTTATTTAATATAAAAAATATCACGTAAAGTAGGTCAATTGATAGTTATATGCGACCATTAAATTTTTATCCAAAATCAAATATTTTTTTTGCTTTGCTATAGAGTAAAACGAACCTCAATTCTTGCAGTATTTGACTTGCCACATCTTCACCCATGATTTTTTTCATACCAGAATTAAGAAGAGTATCAAGTATAATTGGATTTTGATGCAAATAAAAATTTAAAGCTACAATGTACCTAAAAAATTCGTTTTTGTTTGTGGGAATATTTTTGGAGTAACGGTAACCAGAATACATGTAAAATTTTCCGAAAAAATTTTCGACAAAAAGTCTTTGCTTAAGGTTTAGCGGCCACCTTTCTAACCACTTTTTCCTTAAATTAGGTCTTGTGGAGTGAATACGCCTTGTTAACTCGAGACTTTCTAGGGGTGGTAAATTTAGACTGTATCCTAAAAAACACGCTATCACAAGCGACGAGCGACTATGTCCACCCCGACAATGCAAGTATAACTTTTCTCCGGGTTTTAAGCTTTCGAGAACCATTTGAATTAGTATAAGAAATATAGTAAACTTTTTCTTATCCGTAGGTATAGATCCATCTTTAATTGGAAAATTAATCCAATTGTCGACCAGGTCTGAATAGACCTTTATATTTTTTTCGTTACTATGAGTCAAATCTATAAACCATTTTACACCTTCACGCTGTAGTTCTAGTATTTGACAATGGTTAGGATAACCACCAAATAACGCTTTTTTTTCAATAAAAAATGAAGCTTGATTCATCTTTATTTATTTATTTTGTTTTTTTAAATATTCATTTTTTTGTTTTGTTTACCGCCTTTGGACTGGTATGGATTACCCCGGTTTGTTTCAGACCACGAGACCAAAAGAATTAATTCTTTTGGTCTCGTGGGAAAGGGTTCTTAAAAACAACTCTTAATTTTGAATATATAATTAGGGTTAAATACACCCATTGGGGTTTAAAGAAAATTGAAATTTAAATAAGAAAAAAAATATTAAAAATAAAAATGTATTCTAACCATTATTTTAATTTCATAAAAAATAACCCAGATAAGCCGTGGAATTGGTGTTGGTTATCTCAAAACCCCAATATTACTTTTGATGTTGTACTCAAAAACCCAGATAAGCCGTGGAATTGGTGTTTGTTATCTCAACACCCCAATATTACTTTTGATGTTGTACTCAAAAACCCAGATAAGCCGTGGAATTGGTGTTTGTTATCTCAACACCCCAATATTACTTTTGATGTTGTACTCAAAAACCCAGATAAGCCGTGGAATTGGTGTTTGTTATCTCAACACCCCAATGCCCTTACAAAAAAAACTGTGGGCTGTTGAAAAAATAGAAGACTGGTGGTTAAACAAAATATATAGTCCCGATTCCAATTATGTTTTAGGTGTAATAAAACCACGATTTGAGAAACTTTGTTTCACGATTTAGAAAATGGAACAATGGTGGTTAAAGAAGATGTATTCCCCAAATTCAAACTATGTCCAGAAGGTTTTAAGGTCTCGGTTTAACTCTTTAAGACCTGCGAGACCAAAAGAGTTAACAAAATGAGAGTTTAAATTTATTTCTTTTTTAATGGTTATAACCATTAAAAAATATAATTTCTAGGGATGGGATCAAGCACTACAAACTCAACTTCTTTAATCGTATTGGGGTGGGTCACTAACCAAAAAATAACATCGTCGTATTTGTGGAATGTTTGACCATTCTTTCCATCTTCTGTTAGTCCATACTCCCCATCTAACCCGAAACTTTTTTTATTGTTACAAGTGGTATTAAAGAACCATCTAAGATTGTATAAAATTGCAGAGGATTTAAGGTGAAAGTAATCTTCTTCTTCTATCGTGTCCGGCACCGAGCGGTTTTGTGAAAAATGGTGAAAGTAATTATATTTCGATTGTGTAGGTGGTGTTAAGTGTAAACTTTTTCTCTGATTGTGGTTTAAAACCTCCTCTTTTCTTCCGTACAATTCGATATCGAAAATTAGGTCAAATAGGCCCACACTGTAAACACACTCTTTAATATAGTATTGTTGAACCTTTTTGACGAAATATTTCTTTATATTAAATAAAATAGTCAAAAAAGTAATGGTTACTTCAACGTATAAATCTGGATTTTTTTGAACAATGACAAGGTTTCTTTTAACCTTTTTTATAAATTTAGATGGGACCAATAGATTTATTGTATTATGGTTCAAAAACCACCCCATTTTACTCCTCAAGTACTGAACATTAGTTACCTCGTTACCGGCTGACTGAACCTTTTTAGTCAATATTTTTTGAATTTTTATGAAATCTAAAAGTGGTTGATGTTGACTATAAAATTTTGAAAGACTTTTTGGTCTAATTTCATCCAAATGAGTCAGCGACCAACACATTAATGCCTCATTGGTATCTTCACAGTTTCTTAGTCTCAGTAAAGGGTCAAGTAAAACCCCAATCATTACATCTAAAATATTTTCCACTTTAATGGTATACATTAGACCATTTATGAACGTATCCAATAAAATAAAAGTAGTGGTTGAACACGAGTTTAGATAAAAATTAATATTTTCTACGGTCGTCTTGATCCTACAATTTGATATTTTTTTAAAATTAGGTAAAATATTTAAATTTTTAAAATCTATCTTCATATGGATTTCGCTGGCCTTAATATTTTCAAAAATATTTTCGTATATTTTAAAGGCTGTTGAGCCACTAATAATTCCACTGTTTAATAACAAATTCATTCTGTTAACTTTTAAGTTTTAAACACGAAGAAAATCATTTTTTATCCTATTTCAGTTTGTTCAAGAGACAAAGTCTAGCGTACCTTAAAATATCGACATTCTCTATTTTAGAGAAAATTTTATCATCAATGTCGACGTTAATTTTAAACACTGTTTCAAGCATATCCCTATCAATTTCTAAAGTTGTATAGTTTGAGCTTAAAGCCACTATATAACCCATAGCAAATGCTGCCGGATTTTTATATTCAAAGTCTGGTATATGATCGATCAGACTTAGCATGCGCGTTAAACTAGGGTTTGAAAGAAGTTCTTCGTAATCATTAATAATTTTAATGGTTGCGGCAGCTATTAATTTAAATTTTTCCTCGTTGGTATAGCCGCTTTTTTTAAGGTTTATAGCACCTCCCAACCCCAGACCAATATCGGCTCCTCCAATTCTATTCCAGACGTCTCGTTCTGCTATAAATTCAACCTGGTTTTCAAAAATATCATCTTCATCCTCCATTTATTTACTTATCTTTTCAAAACCCCACAGTTTTATAATTTACTATTTAATAAATGGATACAGGAGCCAAAACTTATCAAGTAGACAAGCATAAACAACTCATTCCTCTTAATGGAAGCGCTGTTAATTTTTCGTGTTTCTTTGAGGTTAAAAGCAAGGATAAAAAACCTTTTAACGTAGCTGTTGTGGAACAGGGTGACATAAAACCTAAACAATACAAATTGGTAGAAGAAGGTTATATTAATGGTCAAATTGAATCCGACAACCAATTGAAATCTTATTTTCTAATTTTAAAGTCTCAACAACCTTGTGAATGTGATGTACGAGTTGTGGTTAAACCTAAAGAGCCAGGTGATGGTCCACCCCAACAACCCCCTCAACCGCATCATGGTTATAATGGCCCACATCATCAACAACATTTAGGGTTACCACCGCAAAACGTACCATCACAAGTAGGAGATACTACTGGAATGGTTGCAACTCAACCAGAATCGTATTTTCAGTTTAAATATATTGTAGGGGCATCTTTGGTCATTATAATTGCATACTTTATTTACAAGTATAGAAAGACCATCTCCAAAGTATTTAAAGGAGAAGATAGAGTTTTACCGTCGATATCAACTAGTTTTTCGTAACTAAAGTAATGGTTTTTTACGACTTTAAAGTCGTAAAAAACTAAAATAAAAGTTTGGCAGCCGATTTTGGGTAAACAAACACCTTAGAATTTTCAATCAAAATACGTCTATACATTCTTTGTTGCATGTATAAACCGGGTATGCCAAAGCATAAGTAGTCTATAGCGCCGATAAAAGTAATAGCTGCATCATTTATTAATAGTTTTTTAATTAATTGACTTCTCGAGTCGAAATACGAGATAAGAGTCGACTCTTAGAGACGAAGAATAGAGGACTAGAACGTGTGATTGAACGAGTCGGATTTGTCTCGAACCCATACTTTTTGGGGGTCTACTCTTAGATTTTGAGTTGAGTTGAGTGTCGTCTCTCACTCAACTCTCACTTTTGGTTTTGAGACTTGAAAATAGACATGGCGAAAAATCTTAGTTTTATGGTTAAAATTTCATTTATGGATAAATGACAGAGTTTACTTT